AACTTCATCACAAACATTTGCTCCAGCAATAAAAGAGGTATCATTTACTTCTGATGTTTTAACACCTAGTCCATATCGTGTGTTTGTTAAATAATCCCTAATACATAGTGCTGAGTTAGCTGAGAAAGCTGTTGTTGTAGTTCTGGGGTCATATACTTTTTTCCCTTGTATCACAGCAGATATTGTCGGTATTCCGTTAGGAAAAATATCATTACTAAATTTTAATCGTGCATAAATATATGCTATTCCTCTAAGTCTATGGTTAGTTGTCCATAAACCATTTGACTCTGATATCAAATCTGTATCAGCAGTTTGGTCATCTGCACCTAAATGCGTTTTTAATCTAATAAAACTTGTATCTCCACTTTTGTATTTATCTTGTTCAACAAATCCATTTGCATCAATGGTGACTGAATCTTCATTAATTAGAAAACTTTCAAAGCTATTTATCTCGTGACCAGCAACAGCAAATATCAAATGTAAAAAATCGTCATTGTCTGTGGATTCGGTATAAACTAGACTACCAGCCATTCTTACTGTTCCATAAGCAACTTGTCGTGTCATAATTGCTTGTTTAACATTAACTAGTCTTCCAGATGCCGAAGTGCCTAAATCCGAGAAGTTTGGACTGAGATTGGGTATTTTTGGTTTAGGAGTCAATGCCTTTGTTGCCATTGACATTAATGCACCTACAGCCAAGTTGACTGCAAAAGTGGCGGCTAATGCTCCAAATGTTCCTAAACCAGCAAACATAGAACTCGCAACAAATGCACTAATACCTCCAGCACTAACGACTGATGCGACTGTGGCGGCAACGGCGGCAACTACTGGTGGCATTAGTCAATCCTCCAAGCTAGTTTTAAATCTTCTCGTGGTATGAATTCCATTTTTTTAATTCCTACGAATGCTCCAACTTTACCCATACATAATCCCATAGCAAAACTATCGTTTGTTCTCATTGAAACTACATCTCCTCTTTTTGCAAGAGCAACAGGTATTTTTTCTAATCTGTCATTACACGCACCTATCCAAGTTTTGTACCCAAGTTTGTGTAATATTGCCTTTCCTCCCTCTAAGTCTTCGTAAGTACCATCAAATTCTGGAAATAAGGTACTGCCAGTTAGTATCTTTTGTGCTTCTATAGTAAAACTACAACAATCGTGTTTTCCGTACTCAAACCCCTTAAATTGGTTTGCAGAAATATAGTTATCAAGTTTGCTTTCCCATAGTGGTAGTCTCATCCTCCACCCCAATTGATTGTTTTATCTTGCAAGTCTGCAACAAAATCTAATCCTAAGTCTCCAGCAAATAATCTTTTTTGCTCTACCCCAGTATATCGTGTCTCATTTGGCTTTTCTAAGTCTATTAGTCTTGATTCTACTGTAAGGGTAAATTGTACTGTATCACCACTATCATTAATGCTAATCGTGTCCATTCTGCCTTGAAACAATTGATAAATATTTGATATTACTTGGTGTGCTTCATTTAACATACCTAAAAACATAGTAAATGTTCTGTTTTGATAATTAGCAGTCAAAGCAATAGATAGAATAGAACTATCCACACCAGATAAGGAAACATTAAGTCCAGTAGCTTTGATTTCAGATGTCTCTTCAACTCCAGACACACCCAGAAGAGTGCCACCCCCTGTATAAGTTTCAGAATTAAGAGAGATATCTCCATATCCTGTCCAAAGTCTCACATCCCCTTCCAAAAACTCTGCTTTCATTGCAAGAAAAGGTTTTAGGGAACTTGCAGATAATTCTGTCAAGAAATCACTTGTTAATCCTCTTGACATATACTATCCCCCTACTTTGAGAAAAATTTTATTTTACTTTTTGCTTTTTTTGATTCCTTTGGTTCAACATCCGAAGGCAAACCATTATATCCATCTTTTGTGCTTGGAATCTTTTTGTTACCTTGAATCTCTATTGCGTGTCCAGTTCTGACAAAGTTCTTACCAACTGTGTCTTTCCATTCTGGTTTGTTTTCTATAATCTCGTCTATTTGATATGACCTTGTTGTCACACCCAAAGGGTCATTAATTCCTGTTCCAATTGCTATCATTTTATAAGCCATTATTTTCTCCTAAAAAAAAACAAGGGGGATTTCTCCCCCTCATTTTTCAGTCTATATGTTAAGCATTATGTGCAGTTATAGTGTTGTCAGAAGAATGTATAGCATTCCCTTTAACAACTAATAAACCGATAGGCGTACCAGTTGAATGAGTACCAGTTTTGGCAATCACCCCTCTGATATATCTTTTACCACCAATATATCCAACTTGTGTTACAGTTCCTGTGGAGTCTGGATTACCAGATGTTCCAGCAGTTCCTGTTCCATCAACTTTAAGCCAGATACCACCAGACGCAATTGTGCCATTTGTAATATCTGCTTGGGTTACATCAGTAAATGTTGAATTATCATCAGAATGCTCTAATGATATTTCAAAGTGAACAGAAGAGGAAAGTGTATCACCTTCTGCACCTATAAATGCTACTAGAGTTGCACTCTTATAACCTTGTAAGTCTACCCCAGTTCCATTGGCGGCGGCAGTCGTTACTGTAGGTTTGTAAGAAAGTGCAACAGCAGTATTGTTTGCTAAATCAAAGTTCATTTTTTTGCTCCTTCCTAGCTTGGTACATATTTAACAAAAGCCTCTGGAAGTACAACTTGACCACCAACTCTTCTTCTTGCAACATATCTTACATTACCAGAAGTAGCTTGAGTGAATGGGTCACGCAGTACAGAGAGGTTTACTCTATCAACAACCATATATCCAGCACGGAAATCTCCGTACACAACACAGATTGCACTTGAACCAACATCTGCCATATCGGGCATCTCTACATAAGGTACACCAAGAATAGTATTTGGCATTCCTTGAACCAGAGTCATTCCTGGCTGGAAGATGTATTGGTTATTTCCATCTTTAAGTTTTCTTATAGCTGACAATGTATTTCTATTAAAAGCTAGAACTGCATTTTGGTTATAAGGTGTTTTTAAAGAGTGAACAAGGGTTACTAAAGTGTCTGCTGTTACAGCACCAGAACCACCAGCAACAGATGCACTAATACCAGCAGTAAAACCTTCTGGTTTGTTTATCTTGTCACCTACAGTCATTGCATTACCTTCTGCTTTCGCAAATTGTGTTGCAAATTCCTGTTGCATTTCTGATTCTAAATCAAAGACAGAATCTTCAAGTTCTTGTTCTGAAATGTCTACTAAGGCATATACCTCGTGTGCTGGAATTTCTTCTAGCTGTGTTGTATATCCAGTAGTTTCACTTCTTGTTCCAGACTCAGCAGTCCATTGTGCAGTAAATGTTGCACTTCTTACAGGAATCTGAACACTTCTTTGAGAAGTTGCTCTGACTCTCGCAATAGAACGAACTGGAGAGATTTCTGTAAGAGTCTTTAATAATTCTCTTACATACTCTGGTGGAGCAAGATAACCAGCTTGAGTGTCATCAGAAACAGTTAATGCTTTGACTTCCTCTGGTGCTAGGTTTTCTTTACCTTTTCGTAACCATCTATCAAAGATGTTTACTTTTTTATCTATTTCTTCAACAGTACCACCAACATTTGGTCTTTTTAGCAAAGACTCAAAGCTGTTGACTTTCTCGTCAAATTCTTCCTGTTTTTTTTGAGCAAGTGTTACTTTTTGGTTGATATCTTCCAAACTATCTAACGACTTTTCAATTTTAACAAGTTTTTCTTCAACAAGAGGGTCTGTTGTACCTTTTTTTTCTAAGTCTGCAATTTTTTGGTCATTAGTAGCTTTGAATTCTTCAAATGCCTTACCAATGCCCTCAACTGCTGACTTAACTTCATTAGTATCAACTTCTGACATATTATTCTCCTTTAATCAGTTGAGTTAAGTTTGTTATTGAGTTTAATAGTTCTGGCTTACCATCTTCAACATCTCGCTGAGAAAGTGCCTGTGTAAGTGCTTTTGCACCCATTTTAGATTCGTTCCGTGAAAGTCCTCCTACCTCTCGTAGGATTTCTTCCCAATCACGAATCGTGTTTTCAACTCCTTTCACTTTACGCACCCTAGCTTTGGGATTCATAGGAAAGGTTACTGCTGAAATTTCCATAAGGTCTACTTCTTTAAGTTTTCTTCTTTTACCTCTTTCGTCATAATCATATCCTTTAGCATCAACTTTGTATCCAATAGATAAACCATCAATCGCACCCATCTTCATTAACTCATAAACTTCTTTACCTCTTTGAGTACCCATTGCTAGTTGACCTTCTACATACAAGCCTTTGTCATCTTCCTCT